GCACTTGGTAAATATTTAATGGGTAATTTTAATGATAATTTAAATAAAATTAAAATAAACTTTTTAAAATTTAAAAATGTACTTAATATAGGTGATGAAGATGTTAATCTTGAGGCTATAAAAAACTTACAACGTGAATTAGATGGTACTGCTGAAAAATGGAGAGCATTAGCAGATGCCCAAGAAGCATATAGAACAGGTAAAGGTCCATTATCAAGAGCAGATAGATTTAGAGATTTTAAAGGTGCTGATCCAAGAGGGGATATGGCTCAGGATGATAAAATAGCAGCAGATAAAAGAGCAAAAGCTAATATGGCTTTAAATGAACGAATTATGAATATGAATAGAGATATGATTCGTGATCAAGGTAAACTTAATGCTGCTCAAACAACATATGGTAGTCTTTTAAAAGATGCTGGTATTGAAGCTAAATTAATTTCAAATACAATTAGTACAACATTACTAGATGGAATGAGACAAAACCTTTCAGTATTAGAAAATATAAAAAATATTTTTAGAAATGTATATCAAACTGTATTAGATACTATTATTTCAAAAACTATTGAATTACAAATAGAAAAATTATTTGAAAAACTTGGTGAGAAAAAAGTTCAAAACCAAAAAGAAATTACTAATGAATATGCAAAACAATTAGGATTAGCTACTGCAACTGCGGCTGTTAATAGTGCAAGTTCAGGTAATAGTTTATTTGGGTTTTTAGGTTTTAATAAAGGTGGAGTTGTACCAGGTGGTGCACCTTACACTGACAGGATTCCTGCAATGTTAACACCAGGAGAAGTTGTTATACCTAGAGGTCAAGTTGGACAACAAGGTTCAGTAACTAATAATACAATTAATATAAGTGGTAATGTTGATCAAAGAGCAATAGATCAAATTAGAGCAGTTATATCATCAAGCCCATCACATGTTGGTGGTGCTAATAAAACTTTCAGTAGAAATACTTCTGGATTAAGTATGAGGAGAAAATAATGTCAAAAATATTTGAATATACAAATGATATATCATTAAATAGAACAGCAAGAGTTAGAAGATCAATATCTAATTCAGGTTATGCTAGACAAGAAAGAGGCAGTCCGACATTTTATTCTATGGAAGTAAATTTACCATTATTAACTAAAACAAAATATGATGAAGTTGAATCTGAATTATTAGGTTTAATAGATGGTATTGATTTTAAAACAACTAGTTTACCATCAAATATTAATTTAACTTTTGCTAATGGATCTATAATTGCACAATCTGGTTTAACAATTACAGTTGTTGATGCTAATACAAGTGGAGTTGATGTTCAATTAGCTAATGTAGATAATTCAAGTAATGTTAAGGCTGGTGATTTTATACAATTTAGTTCAAGTACAAAAGTATATCAAATTAAAGAAGATGCTACTGCAACAGCTGGTAATTTATTAACATTTAAATTAATGACTGGTGCAATTAATCCTATTGTAAGTCCTAATACTTTTACTTATGGTAATGGAGTACAATTTAAATTATTATTAAATGGTAGACCAAATGTAACAGTTGTACCTGGTCCAGGATATAATTATTATGCATATGGATCTTTTGAATTTCAGGAGGTTTTATAATGGTTAGAGTAATAGATTCAGTAACTTTAGCTGAAACAAATAGTACTAAAACTTATCCTATTGAATTAATTAAATTTCAAGTTACTTCAGATAATGCTGATAGTTTATTTTTAAATACAGGTTACACAAATATTACATATAATAATGATACATATTTACCTGGTTCAAATATAGTAAGTTTATCTGCTGTTGAAGAAACTAAAGATGTAAAAACTAATGCAATAACTATAAAATTAAATGGTATACCAAATACAATTATAGCTGCTTTAGAAAATGTAAATGCTATAGGTGGTATAGTTACAATATATCAAGCCTTTTGGAATGAAGAAACTGGAGCAATCCAAGGTCAAGTTTATCAAAAATGGCAAGGTGTAATTAACTCACATGCAGTTGATGAAGAAAACACTGAAAGTGGTGATGTTAATATAAGTGTAGAATGTAAAAATATAGTAGGTGCTATATTAAATACTAAATCAGGTAGATTTACATCTGATAGTTCATTTAAAAAATATACAAATAATGATGCATCTATGGAATTTGTTGCCTCAATGGTTGACTTTAATCCTAGATTTGGTGCAGAAGATTAATAAGAAAAGAGAATAAAATATAATGATAAGAATTGGAGAATATAAAGACGTTGATCAAGGTGTAAAATTACTTGAACAACACAGAATGGAATTTGATTTTGGTCAATTTAAAGAAGACAATACGGAATATTATAAAGGCTTAATGGAAGCAATAGCTAAGGATAAAACTGCAATAATATCAGAAAATGATGGAGTTATTGATGGTGTATTATTAGGAATGAAAATACCTAATCTATTAAATCCACAAATAACACAATTACATGTTTTATTAACTTGGGTTAATCCCAATAAAAGAGGATCCTCAATATTTTATAGAATGAATAAAATGTTAGAGAAAGAAATAAAAAATCATAAAGAAGTTAAAGATATAATTTTTTATTCTATTCCAAAAACTAATATTAATTTTAATAAATTGAACTATAAAGAATTTCAATCAATGTACAAAAAGGAAGTTTAACTATGGCAGCAGCCGCACCTATCATTACAGCACTAACGGCACAAACCGTTCAGGGGTTTGTACTTAGATTTGCATTATCAGTAGCAGTATCATTTATTGCAAACAAATTATTTGCTCCAGATGTACCTGCTGGTCCAGGAATAGCCGATCAAGCCCCAGATCCTGGTGTTAGACAAAGAATAGCTTCTGATCCTGGTAACAAATTACCTGTTATTTATGGACAAGGTAGGGTGTTTGGTTCAATTACATTTGCTGATATAACATCTGATAACCAAACAATGGCATTTATTATTACATTGTGTGAAGGACCTATTGAAAATATTGGTCAAATATGGTGGGATGATTATAAATTAACTTTAGATAGTGATGGTAATGTAACAACTGCAACAGATTCACAAGGTGGAACTGATGATTTTTTAAATGGAAATTTGACAGTTAAAAAATTTAAAGCAGGTGGAAGATGTTCTCCTATGGAAACATTTTCAAGTAAATGGGCAAATAATGCTGTAAACAGAACAATGCCTAATGTTGCATATTTATATGTAGAATTAAAATATAATAGAGATGAATCTGTAACTGGTTTAACAAGTAAACTAGGAGCAGAAGTTCAAGGTAAATTAGTTAGAACATTTAATGGATCTACTTTATCAAGTGGTACATCTTATTCAAATAATCCTTCTGAATGTTTATTAGATTATTTAACTAGTACTGTTTATGGTTGTGGCGATGTAATGAGTGATAGTGATATTGATTTAACTACATTTGCATCTCATAAAACATTTTGTGATACTTTAATTACACACACAGATAAAGATGGTAACAGCACAACAGCAAAAAGATATACAACAGATGGTGCTATAAATACATTTGATGAAAGAGATTTAAATGTTTCTGATTTAGTTGTTTGTTCTCAAGCTATATTTTCTTATCATTTAGGTAAGTTTCAAGTTATTTCTGATACTACAGGATCATCTGTAATGTCATTTAATCCAGATAATATGTATGGTGATGTTACAATAGTTAATGATGGTTTTAATAGTGCATTAAATAAAATGAATATTTCATTCTCTTCTTATGATCAAAAATATCAAGATGATCAAGTATTTTTAAATTTACCTGATAACTTAAAATCATATAATGAGCCTGAATTAGTTCAAGATACAAGATTTAAATTTGTAAATAATAATATAATGGCTGAAAGACTTGGTCATATTATTGTTAAAAAATCAAGAGATAATTTAATTATTTCATTTAAAACAGATACAAGGGCTTTAGCATTACAAGTTGTAGATATAATATCAGTTACAAATAGTACTTATGGTTTTACTGATAAATTATTTAAAATTAATTCTATTACTGAAAGTGATATGAATGAAGATGGTGTATCAGGTTATTTAATTACTGCTCAAGAATATAATGCAGATGCATATGCAGAAGAAGCATTAACAGAATTTCAAACAGCACCTAATACAAATTTAGCTAATCCTAGAAATTTTGGAGCAATTACAAATTTAACATCAATTAGTAGCGATACAAATTCTACTACTCCATTTGTACAATTACAATGGACTGTACCTACGGGATTAACAGAAACATTTGAAATATATGTTGGAGATAATATTAATGCTGCTATTGCTGATAGAGAATTTAATATTTCATTTAGAACATCAACAGGTCCATTTACTGAAGGTGCAACAATAACACATAAAGTATTTGATTTAGATTTTACAGATACATTAGTATTTTGGGTAAGACCTATTAACCAATTTGCTAGAGGATCATTTTCTAATTCTTATAACTTTGGTGTATTTAGACCTAGTACTGGTGGTATTACTTCAGGGGCTTCTGGAATTATTGTTGACCCTAATGATACAAAAAATCCTTATGGTGTTGTAAACAGATTTACTCAAATTAGATATGGTGATAGCAATACTGGTTTAAATATAAGAGATAGTTTTGATCCAGTAGATGCTGTTCAACAAATAGGTTATACAGGTACAACAATTAATAATATTACTAGAACAGGTAATGCTGATGGTTCGGGATCTGTAACATTTCCTACAGCTTTTAATTCAGGTACATCTGTACAAGAAGTTCAAGAATTAAGTTTTACAGGAACAAGAGGTAATGTAACACAAAAAGAATTATTACATATTGGTTTAGCTGATGAAATATTAAATAGTACATCTAGAAAAACAATTTCAAATATTGCAGATTGGAATGCTACAGGATTTTTAACTGCAGATAGTTCAAATGATAGTGTTAAAGTTAATGATACTTTAGAATTAGCTTCATTAGTATCTGAGGGAGTATCAAGTGGATTTGGAAGATCAGTAACTATAGGTACTAATACTATATATGTAATGTCTGATACTGAATTATTTTCATTTAGAAGAACTAATTTTACATGGGAATCTTATGCAAGAACAAATGCAGGTGGTGTTCAAAACTTTAATGTTTCTAGTATGGGAGATGATGTTTTATTATATAATAGCTCAACTACTGAAGGTCAAATATGGAATTATTATTTAATCCCAGCTACAACAGGGGCAACAGGGGGAGCACAGTTTAACTAATGACAATATTAACAACATTAACAAATTTTGATATTAGTAACAATATAGTAGATTCAAATGATAATATTATTGTTTGGTATAATGGAACTAAAATAAAATATTATCACAGATATGAACAAGTATCTACAGATGTAGAAACTATTAGTGGTGTTATTTCAATCAAACTTTTAAGTGATACTAATGTAAAAATAACTACAGCTTCAAAAGTTAGAGAATTAATTTTAACAAGACCAGGTACAACAAATACATATACAATTACTTTAGATAGTAATTATGATAATACAAGTAATCCGATAAGAGCATGGGAATTATCTTTAACAGATTATGGTAATTTAACAGCTGTTATGTCTTCAACTGTTGCAGGTACGGCTACGGCTATAGCTTCAGCAATTAATAACTTAACTAATTTTAGTGCTAGTGCCAATAATAATATAATCACTTATACTAATTCAGTTTCACAAATTGTACAAACAAGTTCAATAGATTTTAATGACTTTATTGCAACTGGTGGTGCACAATTTAACTAATAATAAAGGAAATTAAAAATGGCAGCAATTAGTTCTGTTTATGTAAACGCAGGAACATGGGCAGGGTCAGATATTATTACTGGTGTTACTATGAGGAATAGTTTAAATAATATTCATCCTATAGATTCTAATTCTGTTGTTGCAGTAAATACTACAAATACTCAAGTATATACTGACGATGGAACTGGAACATATGTATCACAAGAAACTTATTCAGATTCAAATGATGTTATTGGTTATGGTAAAGAATTTATTTTAAATAATAATTTATATATTTATAATACTACTGAGCCTAGTTCAGAAACAAGATGGACTGCAGGTTCAAATACTAAATATTCAGTAAATTTAGGATCTTTAGGATCTTTTACTAATAATATTTTTTCAAATCAAATTAATTCTATTGATGCATTAAATGAAATTAGAACAGCAATATTAGGATTAAATATAAATAATTTATCAGTTTCATTACCAACTTATACATCAGATATAAATCCTGATAGTGGTACTATTAATTTTGAAGGATATGAAATAATAGTTAATACAGGTACAGCTACAAATGAAACAACATCTTTTTCAATTAATGATGCTGGTGCTGATGGTACAAATATTACTGCAAATTATGAATATGAAACAGATGGTACTGGAACTTCAGCTGCTACAACTATAACTTTAACTGAGCCACATGGAACAGAAACATTAACATTAAGTGTTGCTGCTGATACTGTTAATGATGATCAAGCTAATCAAATTGGAACAGATTTAATTGCATTAGTAAATAATAATATTGAATCACCTAATGATTATTCTGCTACATATGATAATATTAATAAGAAAATTACATTTACATCAGTACAAGCGATAGATTCAGATGTAACTAAATTATGGACTGCTACAGTAAATAATGGATCTGCTACTGCTCCTGATGTAGGTGATATTGTTTTTGGAACATCATCAATTACAACAACAGGTGTATTAGGAGAAACATATCTTATTTCAGCACCTAATTTAAATACTAAAACTATAGGAAGTGATCCATTATTTAGTCAAGTTACATTTACTGGTGGAACAACACAAATATTTAGTAATAATTTAGATGCTACTGCTGCTGCTCTTGAATTTAAAAATGCATTAAATGCTTCTTTAAATGGATATATGACAGCAACTATAGATTCAGGAGATTCAAAAATAGTAAATTATACTACATCTATTCAAGATGATATTGGATTAGATTTTACTTTTTCTGATTCAAATATTACAAAAAGTATTACTCAAGGTATTTTAGGAACTACTCAAACTAATATAAATGATGCTGGTAAAACTAATGTTTTATTATATAAACCAGGAAGTTCTGTTGCTGATTTAAATAAAAATTATATAAGTTTTAATCCAACATTGCCTGGTGCTATAAATAATATATCAGATATAGTAAGTAATATAAATACATTAACTACTGATTGGATTATTGAAAAAGATCAACCAACATCTGGTCAAATTAGATTTACTTCAGTTGATAGTGCATATTATAATGATATATTTAGATTAATTGTAACAAATAATTCGGCAACAGGTACAACAGTTGGTGATTTTTCAACAGGATCTGGTAATGCTTCAATTACTACATTAGGTTCATCGGTTCCAAATTATTATGGTTTAAGATCTGTAACTTTAGCTAATAAAGATATATTTTCAAATACTACAACAGATTATTCTTGGTTTGAAACTACTAAAAATAGTTTAAATACTATATTTCCAGGATATAAAGTAGATGCTTTAAAAACTCCAGAATTTGCTTTTGATGGATTATCAAATGGTTCTGCTGCATTAGTAGATGGGTTTTTTGATATAACTGCTAATTTAAATGGTCAATATGTTATTGATACTGATGCAATTACCTCTACGGAAATATCTAATATACCAGTTGATCAATCTACTAATACAATAAATGGATCTGAAATGGTTTATTATTCTACTAAATTATATTTAGCATACAGGGTAAACAATGACAGCGAAATTACTGGTTTATCATTAGGTGCTAATGATTCTGGTGCAACAATTTATACTAACCCAGGAACTACCTATACAATAGTAGATAGTAATAATGATGCTTTACTTGCATCTTATATCTATAAATGGAATGGTACAGCTTGGGTCAAAGAAACTTAATTAACAAAAATATATATCTACAGGTATATATTTAACTCATAACTAACCTACAGGAGATAATATGAGAATATCAAACATACAAAATTACTTAGGAGGAGCAGATAATATTATTGCTCGAGAAATATCTGAAGGTAATCAATTTTTACTATCAATAGAAGATGGCACTATAGATTTTAGTGATGCTGCTACTACTTTTGATATAGAAGCTGTTTTATTTGAAGCAAATGTTACAAGAAAAAGAGGATCTATAGTAATTGATTCATTAACAAAAGAGCCTACTGCAACACAACATAATTATACTAAAGCAGAATTAATACATAATACTGGTACTGCTGGTAAATTTGAATTGTTAGTTCCCGAAACATTATTATC